AGGGAAGTATTTACCGAGGATTCTATAGATACACAAAAGAAAAGGCAAGAAAAGCCCTAGTTTGCTATTGCAATAGGGAAGATATTACCTATACTCTGATTTACACAGGGAAGAAGTTCCCTATTTCAGAAGGAGGAAGAGATGAAGTTTTCAAAGGACGAGTTCGGAGCGAACCTGCGCGCCGCCCGTGCTCGCGCCGATATGTCTCAGGAGCAGCTGGCCAACAAGGCGGGGCTCTCGGCATCTTCAATCATCGGCTACGAGAACGGCTCGATGGTTCCAGGTGTCGACAAGGCGTATGCCATCGCCCAGGCCCTCGGATGCACGCCCAACGACCTGATGGGCTGGAACACGGACGAGGCCGCGTAGGGATGGGGGAATAGATGGAAAGTCATGAGAGAGATGCGGATCCCCGGCGGTTCCGGTCTCGGGGGCGGTTCGGTGCGCAACCCTCGCCGCCTCCCTAGCCGGGTCGTTATCCGCCATCCTGCACGGTTATCAGACCAGATCCCGCCCGGATTTCCCCGTGCCTGCCCTATACCCCATTTATGACTGCTGATCGGGAGAGGGACTGGAGAGCTTCGGCGGGACTTTCGGTAGCCCGCGGTCTGGCTGCCTCGCCGCGCGTCGTTGCGCCGACGCCTTCGGCTCGGGCTTTTCCGGCTTCCGTATGCCGGGCGGGGCCCTACTTTACGGCGGCCCGCGTCCTCAAAACTGCCTTCAAGGAGATGACTCCCTTCCGTCGGTTGACAGGACGCTTGGATTGTACCGCCGTAAGCAGCGGATTGAAAGCGACTACAGGAAAGAGGTTACGGGCTATGGCGACACGAAACGCGATTGCGCGGCTGCGCAGGGAGGCCGGTCTCTCCCAGTACCGGCTCGCCGTCATGGTCGGCGTGACCGAGAAGACGGTCTGGAACTGGGAGCGCCGGGGGATAGCCGACGCGAAGTACGGGGCGGCCAAGCGGCTCGCGAGGGCGCTGGGCGTGCCCATGGAGGATCTGGAGGAAGAGGAATGACAGGCAAGAGCTACGAGCTGCCCGACGACATCACGACCCTGGGAGGCATGGTGACGTGGGCAGGCGAGGACGCCGAGTGGCACACGGAGGTGTTCGAGTTCCTGGTCGATGCGCGCGACGCGTTTCGCGAGCACGTCCTGGCCGGCGACGTCGCCTACATGGCGCGACTGGTGGAGCTCGACCGCAGGCAGGCGCTCGACCCGGTGTCCTACGACGTCATGGAGATCGACCCCGCGCCGGGCGAGTGGCCGTTCGGCCGCGGTCGCGAATGAGGCGGGCGCTGCTCGCCTCGGCCGTCGTGATGGACGCCGCGGGGTGGATGTGCGCCGCGCAGGGGGCCTACGGCCTGGCGCGGATGTGCTTCTCGGCCGCGATTCCGTTCATCGTTGCGTGGGTCCTCAGCTCGCCTTGCGACTGACGGCGGGCCCGCCCCCGCCGCGCCACGGGTTCCGCACCGCCCCATTCCGCGGGGCCCGTGGCGCGACGGGGCCGGACCCCCGACTTCCGGCCCATAAGGTGTCCGCCGCCGACTTGGCGGGGCGGCGGCACCGCTCCCTTTGGCGGGGGAGTGCCCTCCGGCCGCATCTATCGGTGCGGCCCTCCGGCAAGGGATTGGCTCAACGAATGAAAGGAGAAGGCCATGTGGATGTCGATAGCCAAGGGCGCGCGTTACGCCTGCTGCGACAACGTCACGTTCCGCGCGATGGTCATGCAGGGGATCATCCCGCGCTACCCGTCGCTCAACCCCAACAGCTCGCGCGAGGTGGTGAGCAGCGAGGACATCGACGCCGCCATCAAGGCGCGCGGGGCGATGCCGGCGCTGCCGTCGCCCGACTGCGTGCCGGCGCGCCGTCCGAGGCGGGTGGCGTGATGGGCGACTTCATCTGGGAAGCCGGCTGCAGGCTCGGCGAGCGGTGGAATGCGCTGCCCGAGCGCACGCAGAGCGTCGTGGGCGCCGTCGTGATGCTCGCGCTGCTCGCCATAGCCGGCGCCATCGAGGGAACCGCCCCGAGCGGTATGTACTACTAGTCAGGAGGATATGTCATGCAGTTTGAGAAGAGGCAGGTTCGCCTGGGCGACATCAGGCCCAGCGAGCAGAACCCGCGCGAGGACTTCGGCGACATCGGCTCCCTGGCCCGCAGCATCGAGGCGACCGGCGGCGAGCCGCTGAACCCGCCCGTGGTCGTGGCGGACGGCAACGTGTTCCGCATCGTGGACGGCGAGCGCCGCTACCGCGCGCTGTCGTCGCTCTACGGGGAGGACCGCGAGGTGTCCGCGCTGGTGGCGGAGAGCATGGACGAGGCCAACGAGCTCGTGGCCATGCTCGCCACCGACGACAAGCGCCAGCTGACCGAGGCCGAGCGCGCCCGAGGCGTGCAGCAGATGCTCGTGCTTGGCGTCGACGAGCAGCGCATCGAGCGCGCGAGCCGCGCCACCGCCGGGCAGATCCGCGCTGCGCGCAAACTGCGCGGTCGCATCGATGCCGGCGTGCAGGTGACGCTGGAGCAGCTCGAGGCCGCTAGCGCCTTCGACGACGAGAAGGACGTCGAGGCCGTGCTGGCCGCCGGCGAGGGCTGGGCGGGCAAGGCCGACAGCATCCGCCGCCGCAACGAGCGCGAGGAGGCCAAGGCCGAGGACTACGACGCCTTCGGCGACGCGGGCATCCCGGTGGTGAAGGAGCGTCCCGAGGGGACGAGCTACGTGGACTGGATCCACCTCGGCCTCGCCGGCGCGAAGCTCGGGCGGATGGACGTCGCACCCGGCACCGTCGCCGTGGCCGATAGCGTTGGCTGGTATCTCTACGCGCCGGATGACGGTGCAGAACCCGAGAAGTCCGAGGAGGAGATCCTCGCCGAGCAGGAGGCTGCGCGCGAGGTGTCGGTGCTCAAGGACCTGTACAGGCGACTGGTCGGCTTCGTCGCGTCCGGCGCGTTCGGCATGCCCGAGAACCTCATGGTTCATGTGCGCGCTGCCCGCGCGAACCCGGTCGCGTACTTCGGCGCGATGGGCAGCGACAGCTACCTCAAGAACGAGGAGCGCTTCGGACGCGTCCGCGATGAGTTCATGGAGCGCCTCGGCCCCTCGAGGCCAAGCGAGTACGAGGCCGGCTACTGGCTCATGGGTGCGGCGAAGGAAATGGCACAGCTCGGTGACGGCTATCTCGGCGACGATGCCGAGGGCTGGCTCGAGCACTGGGAGATCTTCCGCTCGGCGGGCTTCGAGCCCGGCGGGGACGACGAGTGGCTCATGGCGAGGGTGCAGGCGAGCGCCAAGGAGGATGAGAAGGATGAGTAGCGCGGACGAGAACTACGTCACGGTGACGGCGGAGGCCAGGGGGCATGAGTGCTCCATCCTCTGCCGCGAGGCGATGGTGGCGACGGTGGGGGCGGACGGTGAGCCCGGCACATCGCTCCACGTCGGCACCTTCGACTCGAAGTCGATTAGGGTTCTCGCGGAAGCAGCCCTCTCGGAGCTGCTCTCTGCCGGAGTCCGCGCCGGCATCCCCATGGACGCCATGCGCATCGAGCTCGTCTACGCCGCGGTGCGCTGCGGGTTCCCGGAGGAGGAAGAGCGGAGCGCGATCTACTACGACCTCGACATCGACGTGGACGAGGAGACCGCCAAGGAGGAGAAGGATGAGTAGCGAGAAGAAGGTCAGGGTGACGGTGGAGGCGTGCGGCGAGGTCCGCTCGTTCGAGTGCCGCTGCGCGACGCTCTCGACCAGCAGCGGGGACGGCACCGGCCACTCGTGCTTCGTGGGCTCGGGCGGTCTCAGCGATTTCCTTACGCTCACCGGCGCTTGCGCCGACACGCTCTACGAGGCCTTCCGCCAGGCGGGTGCGCCGGACGGGCTCGCTCGCAAGCTCATGCTCATCGCCGCGCTCGGCGCCGACCCCCGCGGGCACGCCGACGGCGTCCAGACCCTCGACCTGGACGCGCGCAGGGAGATCCGCGACATGGCTGCGGAGCTGGGCGTCGATGCCGACATCTAGCGAGCGCCGGGCGGTCGTGCAGCGCGGGGCGGGCGGGCGCTGGTTCGCCCGCCCCTACATGGGCACCGACCGCGTGACCGGCAGGCGGATCAGGCCGTACAGGTCGTGGGACGCGGAGCTGACGCGCGAGCAGGCGCAGGCCGAGTGCGACAGGTGGGTCGCGTCCTTCATCCCGTCCTCGGCGCAGGACAGCTCCAAGCGCCTGTCCTCGATGCTCGAGACCTATATCTCGGATCCCGTCAACGGCCTGGCGGACAATTCGGTGGCCGCCTACCGCAGCGTGATCAGGACGATGGTGGAGCCGACCATCGGGCGCATCCCCTACGACCAGCTGCAGCCATGGGACGTGTCCGCCGCCTACCGCATGCTGCTCGCGCCCAGGAGCGGCAAGGGCCTGTCGCCCAAGACCGTGCTCGTCATGCACGCGCTGCTCAAGGGCGCGTACAGGACATGGGGCCATGCCATCGGCCGCGACATCATGCTCGAGGTCCAGGCACCCAGGGCGAAGCCCGCGGAGCCCTTCGCCCTGTCCGAGCTCGATGCGGACGAGCTGTCCCGCGCGATGGTGTCCGCCATGTCCTCGCGCGCCGCCACGGGCGCCAACATCGCAAGGCGCACCGAGGCCATGGCGGTCTACCTCTCCCTCCACACGGGCCTGCGGTGCGGGGAGGTCTGCGGGCTGCAGCGCCGCGACTGGCGCCGCTCGCTGCACGACATCCACGTGGCGGGGCAGGCCGTCGAGAAGCCCAGCCTGCACAGGCAGGCCTACACCAAGGGCAAGCGTGCACGCAACGTCTCGGTCTCGCCGGCGGTCGAGGCGCAGCTGGAGCGCCACATGGAGTGGCAGGACACGTGGCTCGTCCGCAAGGGGCCGGCGGCGCCCGTGATCACCTTCGGCTGCGCAGGAGGGCTCGCGAGGCCGTCGACCGTGACGGCCCGCTTCAAGGCGATCGCGCGCGAGCTCGAGCTGCCCGAGGAGACCGTGTTCCACACGCTCCGGCACACGCACGCCACGTGGCTTCTCACTCACGGGTGGGACATGCGCCTGGTGCAGGAACGTCTGGGTCACGCGAACGTCAAGACGACGCTCGAGGCGTACGGCTCGGTCATGCCGGGCCGCGACAGGGAGGCCGCCGAGGCCTTCACCGATTCGATCTACGGAGGTGACACGGATGAATAACTACAACTTCAACAGGGACTTCTACGAGGGCTGCCGAGCGCTCGGCGACAGGGAGGGCATGGCGCTCGCCTGGGCGATGCTGCGCTACGGCTACGAGGGAATCGAGCCCAAGCTGAAACCGGCGACCATGGCGGCGTTCACCTTCGCAAGGGGGCGCATCGACGCCATGGTCAACGGTAGCCTTGGGGGTCTCAGGCGGGCGGCTAATACTGGTAGCCAAGGGAGTAGCCAAGGGGGTAGCCAAGGGGGTAGCCAAACCAATGCGCAAGGGGGTAGCCGACAGGCTAGCCAAGGGGGTAGCCAACAGAAAGAGAAGGAGAAAGAGAAAGAGATAACCCTTGCGGGTTATAGCGAGGCCCGCCAAACCCCCGACGACTTCGAACCGCCATCGATGGGGGACGTCGAGGCCTACTTCGCCGCCAACTGCCTGCGCGGCGACCCCCGTCAGTTCTTCGACCACTACGCAGCGCAGGGCTGGACGCTGCCGAGCGGGCTGCCCGTGACCGACGTGTGGGCGCTCGCCCGCAACTGGAGCCGCAAGCAGGTCGGCTTCGATGCCGACCGCAAGGCACGGGGCGGGCAGACCTCCCAGGAGGTCGAGCGGGCAGCCGTTTGGAAGCCCGTGAAGACGGATGCGGAGCGCATAGTCGAACTCAGGCGCGAGCTGGGTGAGGCGTCATGATCACCCTTTGGGAGATGCTCGAGAACGAGAAGGCCGACCCCGCCCACGGCCGCCCGCTCGACCTGACGCGGATCTACATGGCAAACGTCATGTCGCACGGGGATGCCGACCGGCTGACCAAGGAGCAGAAGCTCCACGACGCGGAGGCGCGCGAGGCGCAGCGCGCCGACCTGTACGAGAGGGTCGCCGCCATCGCGGGCGGCAAAAAGCCGGAGGGCGAGGAGCCGGAGCGCAGGTGTGCCAAAAGTGAGCCAACGGGCGCGAAGGAGTTGGGGCAGCAGGCGCTGGGGTTTCCGCCGCTAGACGGTACCGGCGGCACGGCCGAGGAGGCCGAGGCTGCAATTAATGCCATATTGTCCGAAGAGAGAAAGCGAGAGACGTTTTGACCGAGATCTCAGCGGTGATGAGGGCCTACCGGGACGCCCTCGACAGGCACCGGATTCCCTGGGCCGATGACACGTACGACACGGAGCGGGTGGGCGGCTACAGGTTTCGCGTGGAGCGAACCGAGACCATCCTGGACGAGCACAGGGTGAGCGTGGCCTGGGGCTACCAGCTCCTTCCGGGGCGCGAGCCCACGGGCGTGACGATCGGCTATCCGGGCTACCTCGAGGTGACCTACGACCCGATCAGCCCCGAGCCGTTCGTGGCGTCGCCGGGCGACATCCTGGCTGACATCTTCGGCGTGAGGGGTGAGTCGCGGTGAGCTACGTGTGCGGACCCGCCGACTGGATCGACCTCGCCATCGGCAGGCTCGAGGACGCCAAGAGGTCGCTCAGGGAGTGCGACAGGCTGCGACAGGGGTGCGACATCTGCGAGGAGCTGCGCCAGGCGAGGCGATGCCTCAACAAGGCGCTGATGATGGTCGCGGAGGAGAAGGAGATCGAGAAGGAATGGAGTACGAAGTGAAGGATAGGAACGAGTGGTTCGAAGAGGTCGAGAGGGCCTACAGCAAACTCAAGATCGTGGAAAGGCCATATGCACCGCCGCATGCCGCCGTCGCCGTTGAGGCCGAGGATGTCCTGTGCTGCCTCGGGTTGCATCCGCACATCAGTGCCTCCGACTGGTTGGTTATCACCCTGGATGAGGTGAGCGAGCTCATCGAGCTCATCAGGCCCGTTCCCGTCACGGGCGCGACGTCGGACGGGTACCACACGTTCGACGAGCTCTACCACCACCGTGCGGTGCTGTTCTCGGTGATCGTGGCCACGTTCCCCGGGCGTTCATGGAAGTCGCTCCACCACCATGACGGGACGATGTACGACGGCATGTTCATCGTGGGCATCGACACGCCCGCCGGCCCCGCCACCTACCACTACGACGTCGAGCCTTACTGGGACATGTTCCCGTGCGAGGTGCTCGACCGCGCGCCCGAGTGGGACGGCCACACGCCCAGCGACGTCATCGAGCGTATCGGCACCCTGCGGGACGTCCTGCAGGCGGAGGCCAAGATGGAAGGGAGCGCAAGGTGAGCTGCTATTTCTGCGGTGGGTCGCGCATCGCGTCCATCCACTCTGCCCCCGACCGAGGCGTCCGCAACTGGTCCGTTGGCTCCATGACCCTTACGTGCCGATACGACGGCGAACCGATCGTCAGGGTCGAGCTGGATACCAGCGTGATGCTAGACATCTCGGTCAACGACTCGTGCGGCGACACCGTCAGCGCCGATGTGACGGCGGACGGCTACATCGAGGACATCAGGTACTGCCCGTTCTGCGGAGAGGAACTTTAGATGAACGAGAGCTATGAGGATTTGAAGGCATATCTGCTCAACGAGATCGTCGAGGACGCGCGCTGCGTGCTGAATGCAATCGAGGACAAGAAAATGGACAAGGTCGATGACGAGGAGGTCCTCGAATACTGCCATAGCCTCGCATCCACAATGACTACGCTGGAGACCGTCGCCATGGTCGGCAGGCTTGTGCCCTGGTTTTTGGAGGATGAGAGAGCATGACCTTTAACGATGCTGAGTTCAAGGCGTGCACCCGGTGCGGGGTCGAGCCTGCGATTGAGGATGTACGCGAGCGCTCGCTGGACCGGCCCAATGTGATGAGCGTGACGTGCCCCTCCTGCGGGATGTCCAACAGTATCGCGTGGGGGAGCTTGATGGCGACGCCGCAAAAAGAGGCCGTCGCCATGCTCGCGGACAGCTGGAACAGCCGGTGATCCGCTCGGCGGCCGAGCTGTTCCGCGCAACCGCCTGGCGCACGGTGCCCGATCTGGTGTCGGGTCCCGCGCGCCAGGCGGTTGCGCATGGACGGGCCGACGCGCCGCGGGTGACGTCGGCGCAGATCGGGGAGACGGAGCGGAGGGCGCGTGCGCTGGAACGCGACCGGGCCCGCGCGCTCAAGAGGTCGAGGAAGGCTAAGCGATGAGGTTGGTTGAGAAACTGTGGCGGATGCTCGTCGAGAACCGCCGAGTGCGCAAGAGTATCGAGGCGCGGCGCGCCCGCAGGTGCAGGAGGTCGATGAGATGACCGTGATGTGGGACGTGCAGGAGAGGAGCTGCGCGGTCTGCGGGAGGATCTTCATCCCACAGGCGCCGAAGGCCAAGTACTGCTCGGAGGACTGCCGGCGCAAGCACGAGCAGGACCGCGCGAAGGAGGCCCGCCGCAAGGGTACCAAGCTGAAGCGCGACAGTGTCGACCGCTACCTGGCGCCCACTGGGCCGACGCACGACGAGATTATGGCCATGCGTCGCGAGGTCGCGATGAGATATTGAGTTACCGCAGGTAGATATATAATTAAGGCCGCTGGCGTTGGAGCGCCGGCGGCCTTTGGCAAAGACGCCTCCCGGCATCCTCTATATGACAAATGCATGGTACCACGCGGGAGGTCACATGGACGCACGTGAATATCTGGAGACTGTACGGGCCGCCCAGCGCGGCATCGACCGCCGCTTGGCGGTCATCGAGTCGATGCAGGCGCGCGAGCAGGTGCGCGCCCAACGCTACGACGCCGTCGGCAAGGGCGCGCACGGCACGGACTTCATGAGGTCCACCGACGACCGCATAGACTACGAGCGCCGCAGCGGCGCCGAGCTATCCGAGCTGCGAGATGAGGTGGAGCGGGGCCGCGAGCTCTGCGCGGGCGTGCGCTCCGCCAACCCGGGCAAGCGCTGGGGCGACGTTCTGGAGCTGCGCTACTGCGAGGACCGCACGCTGCAGGAGATCGCGGGGACGCTCGGGGTGTCGGTGAGGTCGGTGCATTCAGATATGTCATCGGCCCTGGACTGGGTCGATATGGTTGGCGTCGCCACCGCAAGGGCTGGCGTGGGCCGTGCGGCAATATAATTGGATAGCTGGTTCGCGTCAGCATGTCGGCCCCGATCGCCATATGCGGTCGGGGCCTTTTGTCTTTATGGGACTGCAGACAATTGCAGACGATTGCACGCTTCTGCAGACAATTGCAGATAGTTGCAGACGATTGCACACAATTGCAGACCGTTGCAGGTTTCTTCTGGGATATAACTAGGGTGTCGATTCGCAGCGCCGCCCGCGCGGCCTGAGGATCGGGTGTGCGTGGAAGCACAGATGAGTGGCCGGGGTCCCCTTAGCAGTTCAGGACCCCGGCCTTTCTATTGAACGACAACGTAATGAGGTGGGTCCGTGGTCGCACTCGAGGCTATCGTCCGTGCCGCAAACCGGTACGACACTGTGATGGCGTGGGCATTCCGCCGCGCCCTGGGCATCGCCCGGCGTGCTGGCAAGCGCAAGGGTTCCGGCGCGGGCAAGGCTGTCGAGCGCCTGCGCTATGCGGGGCTCGAGGAATGCATGGCCAACCGAGGGCGCTCCCCGGTGGAGCGCTAGCCTTGGCCACCAAGACCCGCTACGCCAACGGCCACGCCCGCCGGCAGGTGCGCGCCTGGCTCAAGGCGCAGGGGCTGCCGTGCCACATCTGCGGCATGGCCATCGACTACGACCTGCCCGCGGGCGACCCGATGAGCTTCGAGGTGGACGAGATCGTGCCCGTGTCTAAGGGCGGCTCGCCTATCGACCGCGCGAACGTCGCGCCGGCGCACCGGATCTGCAACGAGCGGCGCGGCAACAAGAGCCTCGCCGCGCTGAACGGCTCGATATCGCCGCGCCCCCGCGACGTGGGCTGCTCGACCTCGCTGCCGTGGTGACCCGACCCTGGGGGATGGCCCCTCCCCGGGGGGCCGAAGGCTCGCCCCGCGGCATTGCGCCTTTTTTGCGCAGGCCCTAAAACCGAGTCCATACCGGGAGGTGCATGGAATGTCCACGAAGTCCACGAAGCCGAGGGGCAAGCCGTGGACCGCGGACGAGCGCGAGTTCGTCAAGAACGCGTACCCGGCGCTCGGACCTGCGGCTATCGCGAAGAAACTCAAGCGCTCGCGCTCCGGCGTGTGCGCGCTCATCAAGAGGATGAAGGAGAGCGGCGAGATCTCAACCGACGAGTCCACGGGGGAGTCCGTGGGCTCTGGCATCTCAGCGCCCCCGGCCGACGGCCCGGACGGCCGCCAGGACACGCTCGGCAGGCTCCGGTGGGTGCGGCAGATCATCGAGCGGCAGCTCTACGACGCCGAGCCCAGCCAGGCGGCCAGGCTCGCCAAGGAGTACCGCGAGACGCTCGACCAGATTGAACGAATAGAGGGGGCCGGTGAGGACGGTGGCGACGATGTCATCATCAACGCCGTCTCGGTCCTGCGCGACGTCCTCGGCTAAGCCGAGGCTCCGCCTCGTCCAGCCCTACGAGAGGTCCATCGGCTCCCTCGCGGTCGAGCTCGCCCCGACGATGGGATACGACCTCGTGCCGTGGCAGGAGCAGCTCGCCCACGACATCGGCGCCGTGGACGCGAGCGGCAAATGGGTCCACCCCCGCGTCGGCATCTCCATCCCGCGCCAGCAGGGCAAGTCCGTCGACCTCATCGTGTGGGTCGCGATCATGGCGGCGCTGGCCGGCTACAAGGTACTGTGGACTGAGCACAACTACTCCACGACCATGGAGATGGTCGCCCGCTTCCGCAAGATCTTCGGCCGCCGTGTCGGCGACACGTCCGAGGGAATCCCGCGCTGGCGCAAGCTCCTGGTCGAGGTCTGCTCCCAGACCGGCCAGGAATGGATGCGGTTCAGCTCCGGCGGCGTCATCCAGTTCTCGACGAGGACCAAGTCCTCTCGCCTGGGCTTCTCCTTCGACATCGTCATATACGACGAGGCCCAGGAGCTCACGGGCATCCACACCCAGGTCGTCAACCCGACCACGGTGTCCGGCGCGAAGCACAACCTGATGATCGTCTACGCCGGCACGCCGACCCGCGCCGGCAACCCCGCGGAGGTGTTCAAGAACCTCCGGCAGCAGGCGTGGGAGGGCGGCGAGAAGGCGTCCGACCTGCTCTGGCTGGAGTACGGCGTCGAGGAGGTCGGCGACATCTGGGACGAGAGCCGCTGGCCGGAGGTCATGCCCTCGCTCGGATACCATGCCGATATCCGCGCCATCCGCACCGGAATGAAGGATATGGACGAGCTGGGAGCCGCCCAGGAATACTTGGGGTACTGGCTGCCCCCGCAGACGCAGGTGGAGCCGCCCGTCATCGGCGCCGTCGCGTGGGGCGAGTGCCTCGTGGGGAGCGGCCCCGAGCTGACCGTCGGCTGCAAGATCTGCGCCGGCGTGAGATTCAGCGCCGACGGCTCGACCGTCGCCGTGGCGTGCGCCGTGCGGCCGCCCGGCTCGCTGACCACGCACGTTGAGCTTCCCTTCTGCAAGGACCCGGAGCCCAGCACGGATTGGCTGGCCTACTGGATCGCCGCGAGGGCGGGCAGGTACGCCTGCGTCGCCATCGACGGCAAGGCAGGCGCCGGCGCCCTGTGCGACAAGCTCGAGGGCATGGGCATGCCCAAGGACTACATCCTGCGCCCGAGCACCGACCAGGCCGTGACCGCCGCAAGCCTCATTTCGTCCGGCGCGAAGGCGGGCTCGGTCACGCACATCGCGTGCCCGGCGCTCGACCTTTCTGCCGAGACGTCCCCCAAGCGCAAGATCGGCTCCGGCGGCGGCTGGGGCTTCGGCGGCGACAACGCCGCACCCATCGAGGCGGCGGGACTGGCGCTGCTCGCGCTCAACACGTCAAAGAGAAAACCCGGAATGAAGGCGAGGGTCACTTGATCTCGATACCTTACGCCGTGGCGTCCGCCGACGGCCTGCTCGAGGAGGACCGCGAGACGGTGCGCTGCCTGCTCAACAGCTGGCAGACCCACTACAGGGGCAACCTCCTGCGCTCGGACTACTACGAGGCGCGCAACATGCTCAAGGACCTCGGCATCGCCGTGCCCGACTCGCTGCGCGACCTGGAGGTCGCGTGCGGCTGGGGATACAAGTGCGTGGAGGTCATGCGCGACCACATCGCCTTCGACGGGTTCACGTGCCCCGACGACGAGGACTTCGACGGCCTGCTCACCTCCGTGGCCAAGCGCAACAAGATGGCCACGCGCGTCGGCAAGGCCGTCAACTCCGCGCTCAAGTACTGCTTCTCCATGCTCGTGGTGACGGCGGACGAGGACGGGCACGCCCGCATCTCGGCGTACCCACCGACGCTCTGCACGGGCATCTGGGACGACGTCCACGAGTGCCTGTCCTCCGGCATGTTCGTCGTGTCGTTCGCCAAGGACCGCGGGCGGCCCACGAACCGCCCGGACTGGGTCAACGTGATGCTGCCGGACCGCATGGTGCGCATCCGCGAGGTGCGCCGCAACGAGTGGAGCGCCGAGTACGTGGAGCACGGCCTGGGCGCCGTGCCCATGTTCGTCATGCCGCACAACCCCGACGACGACCGACCGTTCGGCGTGTCCAGGATCAACTCCGAGGTGCGCTGGCTCATCGACTGCGCCATGCGCGCCAACGTCAACGAGGAGATCGCCGCCGCGTTCGCCGCGTCCACGCAGAAGTACCTTCTGGGCACGGACGGTGACGCGTTCGCCGACAAGACCAAGTGGAGCGCCTTCATCGGCTCCATCTTCGAGGTCACCAAGACCGAGGACGGCACGATTCCGCAGTTCGGCCAGCTCACGCAGCCGAGCATGCAGCCCATGACCGAGCACTTCGGCAACCTGTGCAAGCGCATGAGCGCCGCGACCGGCATCCACGTGGGGCAGTTCGGCATCATGAGCGACAACCCAAGCTCCGCTGAGGCCATCTACGCCGAGAACGAGCCGCTCATCCTCAAGTGCAAGAGCTTCATCCGCGAGGCCAAAGCGGCGCTTGCCAAGGCCGCGACCGCCGCGATCGCGACGGAGCTCGGGTGCTCCTACGATGAGGCCGAGGACGCCTGCGGCGTCTCCGTCCATTTCCTGAACCCCGCCATGCCGACGCTGGCCCAGCAGACCGACAGCTCCATCAAGCTCGCCTCGGTGGTCGAGGGCTTCGCCGGCACTCCGACCTTCTGGCGGCTCAACGGCCTCGATGACGACGAGGTGCGCAACGTCTCGTCCGAGATCAGGCGCAACGTGACGCGCTCGGCGGCGCTCGACCTGATGGCGGGCGTCACCCAAGCGGCGGAACCTGCGCCTCCCGCCGATGATTAGCGCGGACGAGTTCGCGGCCTATAACCGAGCAGTAGCGAAGATCGGCGACGGGGCGGCATCCGATGTGGAGGCCGCCGTGCTCGCCTGGTGCCGCGCCCACGAGGGCGCGACCGTCGCCGAGAAGCGCGAGGCCGCGAAGCTCATCATGGAGGGCTTCGTCCAGGGCTACGACGACGTCGCGGCGGAGTTCGCGGCGCAATGGTACGACGATCTAGCCGAGCGCAACGGCGCCAGGCTGCAGCAGGCCGTCACCATGACGACCTACAGGCCAGAATCGGTCGATACCGTTGCCAGATACCAGGCGAAGAAGCTCGTGAAGGGCGGCGACGCGGCGTTCGCCAGGGCGTGCGGCGAGTACGCCCGTAACGACGCGTTCCGCAGCCTGAACGAGACGATCATCTCCAACGTGGGCCGCGACAAGGACAGGGGCGTGCGCTTCGCACGCGTGCCGACGGGTTTCGAGACCTGCACCTTCTGCATCATGCTCGCGAGCCGCGGCGCGGTCTACCACACGCGCAAGTCGGCCGGCGAGTTCAAGCACTTCCACCGGCACTGCGACTGCAAGGTGGTCCCCGGCTTCGAGGACGACCCGGACGCGGAACTCGTGGAGGGCGTGCGCCCCGATAAGCTGCGCGACCAGTTGGCTCAGTTCGAGGATATCGACGAGGACGAAAGCCTGACGAGCGCCGAGAAGGACGCGGCGAAGCGTGCCGTGCTCGGTTCGCCTGGGCCTCCAGTCGTTTACAAGAAGCCGAAAGAGACCTTCGCGCACGAGCGCGGCGGCTCCTACGACCTCGCGGCGCACGAGGCGCTTCGGGCGGCCGGTCACGAGGTCGTCATCCGCAAGGAGGACGCGCCGGAGGGTTTTTCCAATATCGACCTGCTGCTCGACGGCAAGCTATGCGAGCTGAAGAGCCCGACAAGCGATGCGTCTGGCGTCAACGGGCTTAGGTTCATCGAGCGCAATATAAGAAAGGCAGTGCGGCAGTTCGAAAAGGCGGAAGGTGGGCCGGTAAGGCCCTCTATCGTCGTGCTTAACTGCGAGGAAGTCCCTGTGACAAGAGAGGACGCGCTGAAGCGCGTGCGGCTCGAGATGTCGAGGCATGACATCGACCACGTTATCTTGTTGACCAGGGGCGGGGCCATAGACGACATAAAGAAATAAGCCCCAGGTTAGCTATCCAGCACGCCCAGGGCTTTTCAAATCAGATTATACACACCTGGCTAGCACAATGGCAGTGCGGCGGTCTCCAAAACCGCTTACCGGGGTTCGATTCCTCGGCCAGGTGCCATCGGGGCGTGGCGGAATGGCAGACGCGCGTGCCTCAGGAGCACGTGGGCATCGCCCGTGCGGGTTCGAGTCCCGCCGCCCCGACCAAAACGTTGAACCAGGCCATCCGCACGGGTGGCCTTTTTCATGCCGAAAAGCGCCCCGCACGGGGCAGGACGATGCCCCGCACGGGGCGGAAATGGAGGGAGCATGGCCCAGGAGACCACGCCCGCCGAGACCGATCCGATCGACACTGCACAGGGCGGAGAGACCGATCCGGCGCCCGACTACAAGGCGCTCTACGAGAACGCGCTAAAGGAGTCGCGCAAGTGGGAGAGCCGCTCGAAGGCGAACCTCAAGGAGCTCGACGAGCTCAAGGCAGCCGCGACCAAGACTGACCCGACCGTTGAGGAGCGCCTGAGCGCGCTCGAGAGCGAGAACGCCGCCCTCAAGGCGAGCGCCGCCCGCTCCGCGCTCGTCGACTCCGTGGCCAAGGCCACCGGACTCGACCGCTCCATCGTGGCGACGCTCAACGGCGAGGACGAGGACGCCCTCACCGAGCAGGCCAAGGCCGTGGCGGCCATCATGAAACCGGCCGGCGGCGCGCCGAAGGCGCCAGAGGCCGGCGGCAAGCCCAAGCCGGGCAAGCCCTCCAAGAAGGACATCCTCGGAATCGAGGACAAGAAGGAACGCATGGCGGCCATCGCCGCCAACATCGACCTCTTCAAGTAAGGGGAGAAAGGGGCCCCAATGCCCGATATCAAGACCCTCGCAGCCGCGCGCAACGTCGACCTCGTGAACACCTTCACCAAGTCGCTGGAGAAGCTCACGGCGATGCTGTCCACCTGCGCGCCCATTCACGCCGCCGTCGGCGAGACCCTGCACCAGAAGAAGATCACCGGCAAGCTCTCAGAGGCCGAGTACACCCCCGGCCAGGACATCCCGCTTTCCAGCTACACCTACGAGGACGTCACGACCTACGAGGTGACGCTCAAGCCCTACCGCAAGCAGACCACGCTGCAGGAGGTCAAGAAGCGCGGCTACGACGGCGCCGTCGACAAGACCGACGCGGCGATGATCTCCGACATGCAGCGCGACATCAAGAAGGACTTCGTCGCCGCCCTCGGCGCAGAGGGCAGCACCGCCGCGACCGGCAAGAGCCTCGTGGCCACCGCCGCCAACGCCTGGGCCGCCCTGTCCAACCTCACCGAGGACTACGGCTTCGGCAGCGGCGAGACCGTCTACTTCGCCAACCCGGTCGACTTCGCCAAGCAGATCGGCGAGTCCGAGGTCTTCAGCGCCTTCGGCATCTCCTACATCGAGAACTGGGCAGGCCTCGGCACGCTCGTGTCCACCGGCTCCGTGACCGCCGGCACGATCTACGCCACCGTCAAGGACAACATCAAGGTCTACGTCGCCCCGACCGACGGCGACGACCTGTTCGGCTTCTACTCCGACGAGAGCGGCTACATCGCCGTGTCCCACTCGCCCGAGCTCAAGAGCCTGACCTACGACACCGTGGCCTACGTCGGCCTCGTGTTCTTCGCCGAGTACATCGACTTCGTGGTCAAGGGCACCATCGCCCCGACCGCCTAGGAAACCCTAAGGAGCATCCATGATCGCTTTGGTCACCTACCCGTACCGTGACCGCGAGACCCTCGCGGTGCATTACGTGGGAGAGGAGGTCGAGCTGGCAGATGAGCGCTTCGCGGAGCTGTCCGCCGGCGGCTTCGTCGACCTCCCGCCTGCCGGGCCCGCTGCCGCTGCGGAACCCGTCGAGGACGATGACGCCGAGGACGGGGACGTCGTGGACGACGAGCCCGAGCAGCCCGTGCACGAGAAGCCTGCACCGGAGATGACCGTGCAGCAGCTGCGCGATGCCATCGAGGCCGCCAACGGCTTCGCCCCGCGCAAGGCGACCAAGGCGGAGCTCACCGCCATCCTGGCGGCACTCTAGTGGACGCCTTCGCAACCGTCGCCGACTACGAGGCGCGCTGCGGTGCCGCCGAGGACGGGGCCAGGGTTGCCGCGCTGCTCGAGGATGCCTCGGCGTACCTGCGCGGGGCATATCGGCGCCGTATGGGTGTCCAGTACCTCGCCGGCTCGAACCCCACGTTCGATGAGAACGTGAAGTCCGTCTGCGTGGCCATGGTCGCCCGGGCGGTCAACGCGCCCGGCGCCATGGCTGGCATCACCCAGCAGTCGCAGACGACCGGCCCGTACTCGTCGAGCGTCACGTTCGCCAACCCGACCGGAGACCTCTACCTGGGGCGCTCCGACCTCAAGCGGCTCGGCCTGGCCGGGTGCCGCGTGCGCAGCATCCAGGCCATGACCGCCGCTGACCGCTGGGAGGAGGCGTGATGCCGATGGCGGGGATACCGACCGAGACGGTTACGGTCATCTCCCGCAAGACGGTGTACGACGACCTCCACGAGCCCGTCTCCGAGGCGGTCACCGAGCGCGACGTCGACGCCGTCGTGGCGCCCGGTGCCACCGCGGACCTCGATGCCTCGCGGCCGGAGGGCGCCACCGTGGCATACACGGTGCACCTCCCGAGGGACATGGCCGGTATCCGCCTCAAGGGCTGCTCGGTCCGCGTGCGCGGCGAGGAGCTGCGCGTCGTGGGCGACCCGAGGCCCTACGCCCCCGAGGCGTGCCCGGGACGCTGGTGCTACCCGGTCGAGCTGGAGGCGGCCGATGGCTAAGGAGTACAGCTGGGGGAAGTTCAAATGGAACCGTCTCGGGTACGCCGAGGCGATGGACGGCAACGCCGCGCTCCAGGGGATGCTCAGGGGCAAGGCCGAGGGCATCGCCGCCCGCGCGACGTCGATGCTCGCGCCGGACGGCCACGACGTCCCCGCCTTCAGGGTTAGCCGCTGCCAGGGCACGCTCGCCAAGGGCTTTCGGGTCAGCGCATGCTCGGACCATGCCAAGCACGCCCAGGCGAAACACAAGATACTGACGAGGGCGGCGCTCTCGTCCGGAGGTTGATTATGGATATAGAGGCCGATGTCGCGAGGTGCCTGTGCGAATTTGCCGCCGCCGACGCGACGCTCGGGCCGGTCGCCGGGCACCCGGAGCCGTACGTCACCGTCGAGCAGGTCGGAGGGGGCGGCGGCTTCCTGGAGCCGGTCCAGCTCGATATCGACTGCTGGGGGACCGAGGGCAAGGGCGGCAGGAAGACGGCGAAGGCCCTCGCCGAGAAGGTGAGGGCGGCCGTCCCGTCCCTTGAGGACGAGCTTCCCAACGTCTTCCACCCGGAGGTCACGAACCAATACAAGATGCCCGACCCTGACACGCGCAGGGCGAGGTACGTGGTGCAGGTCCAGCTCTGGGTCTGCGAGTAGTAGAAAGGAACGCGCGAATGGCCGAAGTCAGCAACGCGAACAACTCCAACAACGTCAGCGCCGGAAAGGGCGTGAAGGGCGGCTACATCTTCTCGGCCCCCGTCGGCACCACCCTGCCGGACAAGGTCATCAAGAACAAGAGCGAGCTCGACCCCGCATTCAAGTGCCTCGGCTTTGTCTCCGAGGACGGCTACGTCGAGTCCGTCTCCGAGGACTCCAACGACACGGTCGACATGAACGGCGACCTCATGGACTCCAGCAATTCCAACCGAGTGGAGTCCGCGCAGCTCACGCTCGCCGAGATCAAGGCGGCGACGCTCAAGCGCCAGTACGGCGACGGCAACGTCACCGACGAGGGCGGCCTGATCACCGTCAAGCACAATTCCGACTCCCACCCGACCTTCGCCTACGTGCTGCTCCTCCTCCTGAAGAACGGCCGCAAGTGGACCAAGGTCGTTCCGCGCGGCCAGTCCTCCGAGCTCGACGACCTCACCATCTCCAGCTCCGAGCTCTGCCAGCGCGCCCTGACGATGAAGTACCTCACCGACGAGGACGGCAACACCTGCTACGACTACATCGAGTCGACCGAGACGGCGGCGGCCTAATGGCGGCCAAGCGCCCCGAGGGCGCGCTCGAGTTCGAGTTCGACGGCAAGAAGTACCAGATCAACAAGAAGGCCATCCAGTCCATGAAGGTGCAGCGCGCCATGGCCTACGACGGCATCCCCGAGAAGATGCACGAGGTGTGGGACGCGATGGATGAGATCTTCGACGGCAAGACCGTCGAGTACATGGACGCGCTCGGCGAAGACGGGCAGGACTGCTCGGCGGAGCGCTGGGGAGCATTCTTCCAGGCCGCCATGGAGGCCGCGGCAAAAAACTAGTAAGCTTCGCCGCCGCCTGGACCTGCATGAGGGGAGAGGTCGTCGCCGACTTCCGTCAGACGTACGGCATCGACCTTCCCCTCGGCGGCGGGTTCGACGGGGCGACGGACGAGGACCTTTGCCGCTGGCAGGTCCTCTACTCCCAGCTGCCGGCGCGCTCGCGGGTCTCCGTTCGCCTTGAGCCCGACAACCTGTGGGACGACAAGACGCGCCTGCTCGACATGATCGAGCACGAGCTCAGGTGCTTCCACTACGGGTTCACCGAGGATGCCAAAAAGCGCGTCAACGCCCCGCAGCGGATCTTATCGCCGGGCGAGCGAGCCAGGAACGAGCGCCGCAGGGACTCGGCGCTGGCGGCGAAGTACGAGATATCTTCGTCGTTCGGAATCGATGTATAAGGAGGCGCCATGTCCACAGACGTCGGATCCGTATCCGTAAAGGTCATGCCGTCCATGGCTGGCTTCGCCTCCCAGGTGGACAAGGACCTGTCCGGGGCGGGATCCTCCTCGGGGTCGCGCTTCGGAAGGGTCTTCTCCGCGGCGGCGGGCAAGTCTGGCGGCAGCGGCCTGGTCGCCAGGGTCTCCTCTGCGCTCTCCGGCGCGACTGGTAAATTCTCCGCGACCGGCAAGGCGACCGGCGCCGCATTCTCCTCCGCCTTCTCCGGCGCGGCGAGCGCGAACGCCGTCGAGGGGCTCCAGAACAAGGTCAAATCCGCCACGCTCGAGCTTCGCTCGGCGATGGCGACCTCGAAGTCGGCCTCATTGTCGGCAGAGGCGGCCCAGGTCAAGTACAACGATGCCGTCGCCAAGTACGGCCCGGCATCCGCGCGGGCGCTGAGCGCTGAAAGCAACCTCGTCACCGCAAAGCTCAGGGCGCAGACCGCGTCGGAGCGTGCCCAGGCGGCCGAGTCCAAGCTCGCCTCGGCGCAGAAGCGGCTCGCGAGTGCGACTTCCGCGCCCGTGTCGGCGCTAGGAAAACTCGGCGGCAGCGCCGGGACGCTTGCCGACAGGCTGGGCGCTGGGGAGAGGGCGACGGGCCGCTTCGTGGCGAAGATCGCCACCATCGGCGGTGGCGTCCTGTCCTCGGCCGGCAGCGCGCTGTCATCGCTCTCGAGCGAATTCGGGTCTGCCGGCACGGCGGCGGGCGGGAACATGGCGAGCAAGGTCGCCTCGGGCTTCTCGGCAAAGGCCGCGGTCATCACCGGCGCCGTTGCCGGCGTGGTGCAGAGGGTCGTCTCGACGGTGTCCTCGAGCGTGGACGCCGCGGTCGCGCGCGTCGACACGCTCAACAACTTCCCCAAGGTGCTCCAGTCTCTCGGCTACGGGGCCGACGAGTCGCAGGGGAGCATCGACACCCTGTCCGACAGGCTGTCGGAGCTCCCCACGAGGCTCGACGCGGCGGCGACGGGCGTGCAGCAGCTCGCTCCTTCGTCCAAGTCGATCGACCAGGCGACCGACCGCTACCTCGCATTCAACGATGCCGTCCTCGCCGGCGGCGCGTCCGAGGACATCCAGTCCAACGCCATGACGCAGCTCACCAAGGCCGTCTCCACCAACAAGATGGAGATGGACACCTGGATGAGCATCCAGCAGGCGATGCCGGGCCAGCTCGACCAGGTCGCGAAGTCCATGCTCGGGCAGAGCGCATCGGCATCCGACCTCTACCAGGCCATGAAGGACGGCAGGGTCACGGTCTCGGATTTCGCCGACGCCGTGGTCGACCTCGACAAGAACGGCGCGGACGGCATCACGAGCTTCTCCGAGCAGGCAAAGGCCGCGACGGGCGGCATTAAGACGTCGTTCTCCAACATGTGCAACGCCTTCCCAAAGGGCGTCGCCAAGATCATCGGCGCCATCGGCTCGTCCAACATCGTCGGCGTCATCGACGGCGTGAAGGGCACGGTGAACGGCGCGTTCGGCGCCGTCACCGACGCGATGGCCGACCCGAGCATCCGGGACGCGGCGTCGTCGTTCGCCGCCGTGTTCTCCGGCGTGGTCGCGGGCGGGGTCTCGGTGGCCGGGGACGCGTTCGCCGGCGCAGTGGATATGACCTCCGCTTTCTGCGAGACGCTGCTCAACAACGAGGCGGCTTCATCTTTCGCCGGAGCACTTGATGCGCTCGGTTACACGGCGTCCTCCATGGGTGACGCCGTATGGTCGACCGTGTCGCAGATCACCGGGTGGTCCAGCCCGGCCGAGGGCGCGGCGGACGCGGCCAACGCGCTCGACACTGCGTTCGAGGCCGCCGAGCCGGTCATCCGCTCGGTGGGCGACGCGTTCCAGTGGCTCTCCGACCATTCCGAGGAGACTGCCCCTGTCGTCAAGGCCGTCGGCGGTGCCTTCCTCGTCATGAAAGTCGCCGGCGGCCCTGTGGGCTCGCTCCTGAAGGTCATCGGCGGCGCCCTGCTGTCCCTCGGGGCATCCGCACCCGCCGCCGGTGCAGGTCTTGCCACCACGGCGGCGGGCGAGACCGCAGCTGGCACAGCCGCGGGCGCGGCGGCCGGTAAGATGACTTCGTTCGGCGCGGCCGTCCTCATGGTTGGAGCCGGCGTTCTGCTGGCGTGCGGCGGCATCGGTCTTCTCGCCCTCTCCGCGATAAAGCTCGGCGAGGCGGGGCCTCAGGCCGCAATCGGCATGGCAGCCATGGTGGCGGTCATCGCCGGGCTGGCGCTGGGCGCCGCCGCGCTCGGGCCCGCCCTGACTGCCGGCTCCGTCGGCATGGTCGCCTTCGGCGCCGCCGTCGCGCTCGCCGGCGTGGGCATCCTGCTCGCAGCCACCGGCCTCGCGATTATGTCACTCGCGCTGCCGACCATCGCCGCCTGCGGCCCCGAGGCCGCCGTCGGCATAGCCGCGCTCGGGGCCTCCCTGTTCGTGCTGGCACCCGGCGCCCTCATGGCGTCTGG